CAGGGCTATCAGTCCGGCGGTTTTACCCCGGAGGGTAAGGCAGATGAAGTCGCCGGTGTCGTTCACAAAGGGGAATGGGTCGCTTCTCAGCGCCTTGTAAATAATCCCCGAACCCGCCCGTTGTTGGAGGCTCTGGACTATGCGCAGCGCACCAACACAATCGGCTCGCTGACAGCCGCCGATGTGTCGCGGAGCATTACGGCTCCTATGGTGCTTGCCTCACAATCTGCCGCTCAACCCGTGGTCGTTCAGTCCGCGCCGCCTACTGTCGTGGTCGAGCAGAACGGCGAGTATGCCGCTACCATGCGGCGCCTCGCCGACAGACTGAACGAGCCTTTTGTTACCGTGAACACCGTCAGCGGCGATCATGGCATACAACAGGCACAGGACGAGTACGACAGACTTATGAAGAATAAATCTCCCAAATCAAGGAAATAATGCATATATACGTCAACAACAAAATGGCCGCACTCAAAAAAGGAACTTCTTTTGAGTACGTTTCCGAGAATCGCCTGTTTTCGGGCAGTGACGGCTACACCCTCACTATCACATTCCCCTTAAAGGGATGTCCCGAAAACATCGCTATCTTCGGCCACATCAACCGTGCCGATGTAGCCGCGCAGAAAGTAATCTTTGACTGCGAGATACGCGACAAGGGATTCTACAAGTTCGGCTCCATCACCATCACCGAAATATCCGAGACCGAGGTCAAGACTCAGTTCCTCGAAGGCCGCTCGGAACAGAACTTTGACAAGACCTTCGACAAGGTCTATATCAATGAACTTGATCTCGGCGCTCCGCCCACCACATTCAAGTCAAGCGTCACTCCGGCAAATGCCTGGTACCCCGAATATTCGGGCTGTAAATGTGTGGCCCTGCCGTGGGTCAACGACTATTCGGGCAATATTCAGAACAAGGCGGAGCATATCGTCGATGATGCAGTGCAGAACAGGTCGCATTTCGAGTGGAGCGAGGACACCACAGGGCTGTCGTGGCAGCCGTATCTTCTTTACATTACGAAGAAGATATGCGAGGCTGTCGGCTACACCGCAGACTTCTCCAAGTGGGAGGAAGTGGAGGAATACAAGTATCTCCTTATATGCAACACTCTCCCTCATGCGTGGTATATGCCCGCTTTTGCCAACGCTCTGCCGCATTGGACGGTAGAGGAATATTTTGAGAAACTTGAATTGTTCCTCGGCGGGGAGTTCGACTTCGACCACCGGGGCAAGCGCATCACGTTTGCCTTCACTCAGGCGACTTTGGCCGCGAAGCGTCCCGTCTGCCTTGAAGACGTGGTCGAGGAACACTCCACTGAGGTAAAGGTCGATGATGACCGCTGCGAGTATCTGGAATCGAAGAATCTTGTCTACAAGGACTGCGACCACGAAATGTGGAAGTTCTACTCTTGCGACTGGTTCATCAAGGGATGGCAGAACCGCGTTGTCAGATACAACTCCATGCGAGAGCTGCTTGATGCAAACCGCTCTTATCGCACTTGGAACGGTCAGCACCACCGGGGCGGTCAAATCGACAAGCTGCTCTATGCCGCCGACTGCGACGCATACTTCGTAATACGTCCTGTCAGCCGTCAGCAGGTAGTGGAATGGAGAGGCAATATAATCTATGTTTACTACCGCTACAAGTGCCGTCTGCAACCGGTCAATCTCTTTGGAGGGCGCATCGTCAGCGAGGACGAGGACGCCGAGCAGGTCGAGATTGAGTTTGTTCCGGCATGGATAGACGATACCGAGGAGAAATACGGTCGTGTGCTTTTCCTTTCCTTCTCCGGCTATGATGAAGACACCAACACCACGAGCGAGGACGACAAAGACCATCCTTTTCAGAAAACTCATACAGTATCCTCGCTCGAAGCCGGGGAAAAGGAGAAGAAATCCGAATACTACGACTGCATCTATATCGGCTGGTACGATGGCTCCAACTACTATCAGGGAGGGCATCTGCCTTACCCGAATGTCGAGAACATCGTTATCGCCGATGACTGGAGCAATTTCAACTATGCCCATTTCTCCTTGCGCATCAACGACCGACAAGTGCGCCGAGGTCAGATTATCCACAACATCGAGCCGAAATTGAAAACGACCTTCAAATTCCTCTCCGACAACATCCCCGATGTCCGCTCTGTTTTCCTCATTCGAGGCAAACGCTATGTCTGCGAAAAAATGACTGCGACATTCACGGAGAACGGAATGTCGCAGCTCATCAAGGGCGTTTTCTACCCGATAGTCGAGGACTAAAAGCCCTTTCCTTTGGAACGTTCATATACGACCTCCTTCTGGCTATCGCAGTCAGTTATACGGAACTGAACTGTGCAACCTTGAGGAATGTCGGTAGGCAGTTGTTTGACGAGAACTTCGATAACGGAGTCAACGGTGCCAAAGCCGATGTCGTTTACTTCCGCCATGACTTTACCCTTGAAATAGGCTCGTCCCTGAACCATCTTTTTGGGAGACAGTCGGAACAGTTTATCCTGGGTATCCTCTAAGTCCTTTGCCATTCCTTGCTTACTCGGTTTGTCGCTAAAGAACACAAAGTCTATGACCTTTGCGTTCAAACGCCATGCCGGTGAGAAGTCAATTTTTACATAGCCACGGGTTACATTCAGTCCGTGGCTATGGTTCATGCCGAAAGCGACCTCATATAGATTTGCGTCGCAGTCGTTCTGTGCTATCGTACCCCAAGTGTGACGGAATGTATAGACGCAGTAGTAATCCTCCTTTTTCAACCCCATATCTTCGCAGATTTTCTTGATGCCGCTGTTCACGTTGGCGCAGAAGCTATCACCATCGCAATAGCGATTATGGAACGTGAACAGGAACTCGTCATCGTCTGCGGCAAGATACTTGTCGAAAACAGGCTGAATGAACGGCTCGACACGCATCTCTATATAAGCTTCGTCCTTTCTGCTGTGGCGTGTCTTAGCCCTCTTATATCCGATTACTCCGTTGTGGTAATCGGATTTTTTCAAAGCATAGAGGTCCGCTGTGTTTATGCCACCGAGACACAACACAAGCATAGCCACGTCACGCCCCAGTTCCGGCAACGACGAAAGCATCTTGGTTTTAGGAAGTGGACGATTGAAGAACTCACGACAAGCCTCCGCACTGATAGCGCGTTGAGCGGCTTTGTCAGACTTCGGTATCTGTACCTTCAACCAAGGATTGAACTTGATTCGGATGATACCTTTTTCTTCATCGTTCAGTTCCACGAGTGCCGCCTTGAATATCTGACGGAGGCAGATAGGGTATTTCTCTTTTGCCCGATTGGTCAGAGACATCGTGGCAATCCATTTTTTCAGAACTGCGGACGAGAGATGAGCGAACAATACGTTGTTTGTGCCAAGGTATCTTTCGAGATGCTGGAGGGCATAAAGATAATCCTTGGCATTTCGTGCGTGCCCGCTTTTCTTCATCCTGTCTATGTGGAGTCTCGCGTATTCGCTGAAACTTTCGACTCCTGCATCCCGTGTGAGGTATTCTATGACCTCGGCCACCGTGTACTGAGTCAGATCCTTTCTGTTCAGCATATCGGTGTACTTGAGTATCTGCCGACTGCAATACTCATTCACCACCGGATCCTTGAACTCGCCCGATGCAGTGATGCTCTTGGGGCTGATGACCTTGTCGGTCTTGATGTAGCCCATCCGGCTTCGATGAACGATGCGGATATACACCGCATAGAATCCATCAGCCCTTTGTTTTCTTACAACTGCTTTAAGTGTTGCCATTTACATCAGATTTTGTGGTGTATGTTTTAGTGTATGCTCGGTGTATGCGGCCTTTTTTCGAAGTGTATGTAGAGGTGTATGCAAATCCCGTTAATTTGGCTCGTTTTCTGTTTCCAAGTGAACGAACCCCCTAAGAACAGTTTAGGCTGTAACCTCCTTTTTATCGGAGCATTACAGCCTAAATTATTTATGTGTTAGAACTATCGATTAGTCCTCTATCGCGGCTTGGGCCGCCGTTGAAACGTAACCGAAAGCGTTGGTTATGGGATTTCTGTACGCTATTTGTGAAGTACGTGTCTTGGGTAATATGTCGTTTGATTTCATGTCATATTTCGTTATTTATTTTTCGGTTTTATGATGCAAGGGCAAGATGCCCTCTATTTCTTTCAGAAATGCCCCTCTGCCGGACTTTGTGCCCTCGGCTGAGGGTTTTATTGTTTTTGCGACTGACGCGCCTGCAAATGCCTTAAAATCGCTTCCTGCTCTGCGGCCTTGTCATAGCGGTCTATCACGGAGTAGGAGGAAAACTTCTTCGCCCATTGCCAAAAGGCGTTGCACTCTCCAGTCTCCGGGTCAGTGTATTCATCCTGCCACATCTCGCAGAGCGAGGCGTATGTCTCTGCCGGGTGTGAGCCGATGGCGTCCACGACCTCGGTAGGGTACTGGCGCATGAGGATGTCAATCCACTCGTCCATGTCAACGCCGGGGTTCTCATGCAGGACATTCCATGCACACTGCTTCAGTTCGCCGTAGAAGTCCGGTTCATCCTCTTCCAGTTTCTTGACTGCGTTGAAGAGTATCCGCAGTTTGTCAAGTTCTCTCTGTTCGTCAGTCATCAGTGCTTCTATTTATTGGGTCATAAACATCTATGCTTTTCCCAGTCCATTTGTCAAAGACAGTATCGGCATTAATTCTTTGGTAACGGTTGCTTATGGAGTACGAATATATTCCAATCGAAGCCAATACAATTAGCATGAATCCAGCAAGTATGGCAATAAGAGATTTCGCATTTCGCTCACGTTTCGGTTTGATTCTGAATGTGAAATTTCTTACTGCGTGAAGCATTGCATCTTTTTCTTCTGCGACCTCTTTTCTTGTGCTATCAACAGACATTCTAAATCTGATAAGATTATCTGGTGTGGTCATTATCCGTCCTCTAAAACCATACTGTAAACGATTGTCCCAATTCCAATACTTATCTTCTACTTTAGCAAGATGTTCAGGCTTGTAAAAGTATTGAATGTTCATTGCGACGATACCCTTTGCAGTTTCCTCATCCGATAGTGAGGAGTTACCCATTTCGTAGGCTTGAATAATTGATTCATTGATTATCTCAGCAATAATCAATTCACTGAAACGATTGTTAGAGATTAACTTCTTAAGGTCTTGCTCTAACTCGGCTATGTATTGGAAAATAAAAGGTTTGTTCATTTCGCTTTCAATTCCTCGATCCGTTCTTTGAGTTCGGCTATACGCTCATTCTTTTCAGCCACGAGTGCTTCAAGGGATTTGACGCGCTCGGCAAGGACGGCATCGCCGACAATTACCGACACGTCTCCGCTGTCCGATGCAGGCGAGTAGTCGCCCTCAGTTTTAACCTCAACTTTCGGTGCTTCCTCGCAGTAAAGGGAGAAGAAATTAAACTTTAGAGCCTCTGAAATTTGGACGAGTTTTCCCGTATCAATCGTGTCTTTTTCAAGGATACGATTGACATTCTGTTGTGGTATTCCTATACGTCTGCCAAACTCTGTTTTTGACATTTTTAGTTCCTGCAATTTTTTATCTATCGCAAGCCCAATGTGAACGGTGCTATTTGCCATGTACTGTTGTCAAAATTACTGCGTCAAATCAATTAAGTGTTAATGTTTGTTAAATACGTACATCAAATTTGATTTATTCAAATCATTTTTGATACCTTTGCAGTGTAAAGTTAAACATTAAACATTAAACGCACAAATAAATGAGTGGAAAAGTTTTATCTCGCGCTAAAGATGTAATGCCTAAAATCAAGGCATTAGAGGTCGGAGAAAGCGTGTCTTTCCCGATAGAATGGATGGACACAGTTCGTGCGCAGACATCCAAGTGTAATGCCATAAATGGCGGAGTACGCTCAACTCGTATGGAAACCGAAGAGCGGAAAATCTATGTTGACCGCAAATCATAACTGAGATATGGCAAAGCACGAAATCTTCTATGCACTCTGCGACCTCTTCAACGAGGGCGAGGCGGTGGTCAGCATGAATGACGCAAAGCAGGTGATGACTGCTGCGCGTCACGCGCTTCCCGAGTTCAACGTCTGCTCCGGGTTATACGACCCCGACAACAAGACGATCGAACTATATGTCGAAAACTTCAAGCAGGCAAAGGAAGATGAAAACGACTGAACAGAAGCGTGCGCAGGCACAACGCATAGTCAATCTGATTGACACTCGCGGCGACTGGGTCAACCGCCTCTACCGCTTCACCCAGTTCCTGCTCAAGCACCACCCCGATTTATTAATCAACAAGTAACGTCAAAACCACAATAGATATGAAAAAGTACATCCTTACCCTCGCTTTCGCAACCGCCCTGCTGACAGGTTGCACCACCAACAAGGTTGCCCTTGACAACCTCCGCGCCGAAATCTCGTGGAACGCATTTTGCGATGCACACGGCTACGACCGCAACGACAACACCTATCAAGCGACCAATGAGTACCTCGATACTTGGTGCGGCTCCGTGGACGAGGAAGCCGCCTTCATCAAGGCAGGAGTTGAACCCTACTAAACCATACAGCCATGAATAAGACAATCTCAATCATCCGTATCTGCATACTCTTTGTTCTCGGCGCACTCGCAATGATATTCATCTTTGGCGAGGAGCAGGACGAAAACCTCTTCGCATTCTTCCTGCACGTCATTGTTGACAAGACCCTTGGTATCGCGCTCTGCTATTACATCACACGGCTCTACAAGCGATGGAGCAAGATCGACCCTTGGCTGATAGCCTACGACAAAATGTGTGACGAGGTCATGGAGAAGCCTAACCCTATGTACCTTGACAACGACAAGGAGGACTGACCCGATGACCTTTCTCCAGTTCGCAGACAAGAGCGTCCCTTATGGCGTATTCGTGAAAGATGTTGCGGCCGAGGTTGTCCACATGCTCAAAAAGGACGATGCCGACCCCGACTACATCAGCCAACGAAAAGCCTATGAAATATTCGGACGCAGGAACGTGGAGCGTTGGCGCAGGCAGGGCAAGGTCAGCCCCTGCAAGCGTCCGGGCAAACTGGAGTACCGAACCGCCGACCTGCGTCTGCTACAACGTACACAACAAGACTACTTAAACCCCAACGAGTAGTCACAATCGGGCAGTCAGTTTAGATGGCTGAAACACTGCAGAGGGGCCCCGAAGCAGAGAGGCAGGTTCGACTCCTGCACTGTCCACAAATGAGATAACAAATATTTTAACCATTGATGTTATGAGTAAGCTAAATCTTACCGTTGAGCAAATCAACGACCTGCAACCGCAGGACATCGCCACGGATGAATTCGTGCGCGAAAAGTTCATACAAATCTACGAAGCCATGTGGACACCCACGACAGGCGTGTCCGGCGAAGCTGCCTATGAGCGTGAAAGCCGCAACTTCAACCGCATCCTCGCCGAGAAAGAGGACATCTGTAAGAGCTGCACCCGATTCTCGCTCTTCACGGCATTCCTTGACGTGGCTATATCGGGCCTCTCCCTTGATGCAGGCACTCGTGCGCAGGCATACCTGCTCTCTCGCTCCATCGCTGTTGATTCCTACCTCGATCAGCAGGGCAACAAGAAGAACAGATATGAAACCCAGTGCGTCCTCACAATCTCCGGCTATGGCGAACTCCTGCACCGCGCCCGTGTCGGCCAGATACGCCACGCCGACAACCCAGTCATCGTATATGCCGAGGACGAGTTTGAGTTCGGAGAGCGCAACGGCAACAAGTTCGTGAACTACACCTGCCGTCTGCCCCATACATCGGGCAACATCGTAGCCTGCTTCATGAAGATTACACGCGCTGACGGCTCGGTTGACTATGCTGTCATGCTCCCCGAGGACTGGAATCGCCTCGCAGGTTACTCCGCACGTCAGAACCGCAAGTGGGACAACAACAACCGCCGATATGTTGACGGTGCGCCCAACGCCCTCTACGGACAGCGTGGACAGGACGGCACTCTCAAGATTGATACTGGCTTCCTCATCGCCAAGTGTATCAAGCACGCATTCAAGTCCTATCCCAAGGCGCGTGTCGGCCGTGCTACCCAACTGGAATCACAGCAGGTCGATGACATGGAAATCAACGATGATATCTACGGACTGGATGACGGCTCTTCCGTCAACACCTCAACCGGGGAAATCATGCCCAAGCAGGACACTGGCTTTGCCCCTGCCCCCGACACATCCAACGGCGTGACAATCGACCCCGAAGCCTCTACCGACAACGCAGGGGGTAACGATGACGTATTCTAATAACCCTTACAATACCAAAGTACAATGAGTGAAACTAATAACAACCTGCCTATCCTGCGCGAAGAGAACGTGCAGATGATTGTGCAAAGCGCACCCAACGCCTACGACACCAACTCGCTCTCATCCATGCGTTGCGCCGACTTCGGCAAGAATCTTCTTGACGAGATAGAGCGTTCCGGCATGACTGATGAACTGGACAAACGCTGTGCCGACTACATAGACAAGGCGAAACGCACTCTCAAGGCGATGAATGAACGCCGTGCGCCGTTCACCAAACTCTTCGACCAGATACGCTCCGAGTTCACTGGCATGGAGAACACCATCGACCCGACCAAAAAGGACACCGTGCCTTACCTGATTCAGCAGAAGCGCAACGCCTATGCCGCCAAGAAGCGTGAAGAGGCTGAACGCGCACGCCAAGAGGAAATACGCCGTCAGCAACGCGAACAGGCTATTGCCCGATACACGCAGGAAGCCGAGGACGACTACCGCCGTCAGTTCGACAACACCGTCACCTCCACCATCAACGAACTCACCAGCCTCAACCAGTCGCTCACGATCGAGAACTTTGACGAGGTCAGCGAGAAACTCAAGAACTTCAAGACCACCCTCGGCAACGAGTGGTTTCAGTACTGCCAGTCCCACGCTCACAAGCCCTACGAAATCAGCGATGGCGAGGCTATCAAGATTCGCCAGTCTATCCTCAACCGCCTCTCCACGCAGTTCAAGGCTCAGTACGCAAGCGAAATCGGGGAATACCGCGACACCATTACAGACGCTTTGCCCTCAAAGAAGCGCGAACTGGAGCGCATGGCAAAAGCCAGTGCCGAGGAGCAGGCACGCATGAAAGCCGAACTGGAGGCCCGCGAAGCTGCGGAAACGCGCCGTCTTGACGAAGAGCGCAAGCGCAAGGAAGAGGAAGCGCAGGCCGCCAAGAAAGCACAGCAGACCGCTACCGAAATGGACGGACTTTTCGGCCAGGCCGCCGTGGCTACCCCGGTAGGCTATCAGCCTAAGACCGCCGTCCGCAAGCGCGTGGTAACCGATACCCCCGACGGCATCCTTGCCGTGGTTTCCATGTGGTGGTCGAAAGAGGGTCGTTTCCTCTCAATGGAAGAACTCAGCAAGATTTTCAAGAAGCAGATTACCTTCTGCGAGAAACTTGCCAACGACAAGGACAACCCCGAACTCATAAGTTCGCCTTTCGTGCGCTACGAGGACGAGGTTAAAGCAAAGTGAGCATGAACAATCCCGATGCATACTATCAGCGCAGTGAGGTCAGCAACTCCGACCTCACTGCATTGAAAGAACTCCTGCACCCTCGCCCGATGTTCGGTGACCGCGAGGCGGCTTTCCGCTTCGGGTCTATCGTGGACGCCATCATCACCGAACCCTCGCGCGTTGACTTCCTGCGCATGACGATTGATGGCGAACCGGTTGACGAGGACGAGTTTCTCCATGCACGAGAAATGCAACGCGCTCTCCGCGCCGAGGCACGCCGTGACCCATTCCTTGCCAAAGTCCTTGAACTTGCCGACACTCAGCGGTTCATGGTCAACAAGGCGCAGGAATTTGAAAACGGCGGCTTCCATTTCACGCTTGACACTCGCTGTAAATGGGACTGGTGGCTGGATGCCGCACACTTCGGCGGTGACCTCAAGACCTGCGCAGCATCGACCCAAAGGGAGTTTGAGGATGCCGTTGACTTCTTCGACTGGGACAGGAGCCGCGCATGGTACATGGATATAGCCAAGTCCAACAAGGACTTCATCTATGCCATCTCAAAGAAGAACTGCAACATCTTCAAGTTATTCATCAACCGAGGCGATGACATCTACAATCGCGGACGCGAAAAGTATGAAGACCTCGCTTTCAAATACTGGGCTTTCACCCTCTGACGATATGGACGATAAACAACGAGCCGAACTGGAACTTGATTGCAAACTCCAGCATACTGCCATGATTAACCTTAAGGTTGAGCCGTACCCTTACCAAAAAGAGGGTATCGAAGCAGGTTTGCGGTGGAAACGCTTTCTTATCGGCGATGAGCCGGGACTGGGCAAGACGCTCCAAAGCATAGGCGTGGTTGATACTGCCAACGCTTACCCCTGCTTGGTTATATGTCCGTCCTCGCTAAAAATCAACTGGCAACGCGAGTTTGAGAAATTCACCGACAAGAAAGCACTGGTGCTTGAAAACTCCGTGGCTACCACATGGCCCTATCTCCTGCGGATGGGCATGCAACAGGTCGCCATCGTCAACTACGAAAGCCTGCGTAAGTTCTTTGTTTGGGATATTCACGCACGCAAGGGGCAATCGTTCCGGCTCAAAGACGTGGTGTTCTGCCCGGACATCCAAATTTTCAAGTCGGTAATTATTGACGAGAGCCATAGGGTCAAAGACCCCTCGGCACAGCAGACAATCTTTGCGCGAGGCATAGTAGAGGGCAAGCAGTGGCGCATACTTCTTTCGGGTACGCCTGTTGTGAATCGCCCAGCCGACCTAATTGCGCAACTCTCAATCATGGGCAGACTTGCGGAATTCGGCGGTAGATCTAAATTTCTCGCCGACTACGGCGGTGGAGAAATCTCCAAAGAACGCCGTGGCAAAGATGAGGATGACGAGCCTCGCAACCTTGACCGCCTTTCCGATGAACTCTACTCGCGGTGTATGATTCGCCGAGAGAAAGCAAAGGTGCTGACGCAACTCCCCGACAAGACACGGACAGACCTCTATGTTGACATCTCCAATCGTGAGGAGTACGCACTGGCGGCCGAGGACTTGGCAGAATACCTGCGTACCTATGCCAAATGCGAGGACTACGAGATACGCCGTAAGATGCGCATGGAAGCGTTGGTGAAGTTTATGACCCTCCGCGCCCTATCGTCAAAGGGAAAGGTCAGGCAGGCGGTTGACTTCGTCAAGACGTTCCTTGCCAATGGCAAGCCCCTCATACTGTTCTGCTCCCTGCATGAGATTGTGGACGAGTTGAAAAAGGCTTTCCCGAAAGCGGTCAGCGTCACCGGGCGAGATTCCATGATGATGAAGCAGGCGGCTGTTGATGCGTTCCAGTCGGGAAAGGCGCAACTGATAATCTGCTCCATCAAGGCCGCAGGTGTCGGTCTTACCCTCACGGCTTCTTCCAACGTGGCATTTGTGGAATTCCCGTGGACGTATGCCGACTGTTGCCAGTGCGAGGACCGTGCGCACCGCATAGGTCAAAAGGATAATGTGACCTGCTACTACCTTATCGGGCGGCATACCATCGACCGCACTCTCTACGACATCATCCACAAGAAGAAATCAATCGCCAATCAGATTATGGGTACTGACGATGATATTCCGACTGATGAGATGTATTTCAACCAACTTGCAGACCTCTTCCTAAATTCCGATTCCGATGGCTGATGTATGCAAGACCGACCTGCAAAAGGTCATTTCCTACCTCGATGAGGCTGCGAAACTATATGACGCGCTCCCAATGCAGAAATGCAAGTGCCGGGCGTACATGATAACCCAGTTGACAAACAAATTAAAAACCAAACTCAATGACAAAAAATGATTTGGCAAGAGAGGTGGCTGTATCAGAGAAACTGCACCTTTCGACAGCAGTGAAAGCGGTGGACGGAATAATCCGTGTCATCAAGGAAGCACTCGCCAAGGGCGAGGAAGTAACCCTGCGCGGCTTCGGAACTCTCTCCGTGGTACAGCGCGAGGAGCGCAACGCGGTTCACTTCAAGACCAAAGAGCCGATTGTCGTTCCTGCACACCGAACCGTGAGAATCAGAATCAGTAAAGAACTTAAAGAACAACTCAACAATGGCACAGTGGATTGAAGTCAGAGCGCGTTACGACAAGATGATGGAGAACGGCTCGGTCAAGAAAGTAACCGAACCCTATCTCGCTGACGCGCTGTCCTGCACCGAAGCAGAGGCAAGGGTAACTGAGGAACTCACGCCCTTTATCAGCGGAGACTTCCGCATTTCATCGGTAGTCACTACCAAAATCTCGGAAATCTTTTGGGATGCGTCCGGCGACCGCTTCTATAAGGTCAAGGTCAATTTCATCACCCTTGACGAAAAGACCGCTACCGAAAAGCGGACGGCAACCTACATCCTCGTGCAGGCTTCCAGTTTCAAGGAGGCATACGACAATTTCATTGACGGCATGAAAGGTACGATGGCCGACTATGAGATTGAGGCTATCAACGAAACAAAACTGGTCGATGTGTACCGCGCCAACCTTGCCTCGGAAGCCGAAAGGGAAGCAGACAAGATGTTGCGTGACCCCAAAGTACAGCGTCACGTCAATAAATTCGTAGATGCCTGCGCCGAGAGCGGTGTTGAGAGTGTCACCATGACTGCCTGCGATGGCAGGACAGTCCAGTCTGCCACGATCGAGATTCCCCCAAAGGGTAACAAGTTTAAACCTAACGACAATGGCTAAACGTGCAAACAGAGTGGCTTTGCTTGCCCGACTCGGATATGAGGTTAAGAAAGATGCTCTCTCCGCACTCTCTGCCCCTGCCAAAAAGAACAAGTACGGCGCACAACGTGTCGGCGGTCATGCCTCTCAAAAGGAGCATGACCGCTCCAACCAACTCAAATTGTGGCAACGCGCCGGAGTCATCTCCAATCTCCGTGAGCAAGTGTCCTTTGAACTTATCCCTGCCCAGTACGGCGAATGCGGCACCGACCTCGAAGGTAAACCGATCCGCGTCTGCATTGAGAAAGCCTGCAAATATATCGCTGACTTTGTCTATACCGACAACGAAACCGGGCAGACCATAGTTGAGGACACGAAAGGAGTTCGCACAAAGGAATATATAATCAAGCGGAAACTAATGCTCTACCTGCATGGCATCCGCATAAAGGAAGTCTGAACTATGGACCGTGAGAGTTTCATATTCTACCGCAGCTTCTATGAGGCTATCAAATGTATGCCGACTGACGTGCAGGCTGAAATCTATCCTGCCATCTGCGAGTATGCTTTGTTCGGGAAACTGCCGAAGAATCTTTCCGAGGTTGCCAAAGGTATGTTTACGCTGATTAAGCCTAACATTGACGTGAATACCGCTCGGTTTGAGAATGGCAAGAAAGGCGGTCGCAAGAGCCGTGCCAAAAAGCAGACCGCCACAGCCGAACCTGCCTACACCCTTACCTATGAGCAGGAGGTGGAGCAGATGAGGTCTGATGAGAAATGGCGTAAGACAATCTGCGAGGATTTCAACATCACAGCGGAAGAGTATGAAAAACGCCTCTCACGTTTTCTCGATCGCTGTAATGAAGATAAGACACGCAAGGGCAAAGAACATCATGACAGCTACGTGGATTGCCAAAGTCATCTGCGTTACTGGATGTCCAAGGCATACGCCCATCAACAATCACAAACTCCTGCGCCCGATAATGATTCCGTTCCTTTCCCCGAAATGGGCATGGAGGATTCCTTTGGCGGCGTGGACTATGACGAACAATGATTATGAGTTATATTAATGAAAATACTGATGGGCTGACACCCGAAATAATTGCACAGGTCAATGAGAAACGCCGCCGGGATGCTCTGCGCGACGAGCGACTGAAGATAGACAAGGCTATCGACCAAGTGCGAAATGATATGCGCCGGGCATCCCAGTCGTTCCCCGACCTGTCCGACCCCGATGTTTTCAACATGCACTGGAATTTCCTTTGCCGTGTCGCCGAGAACATTGTACTGGCTCCCCAAAGACGCAAGTTTGTTGTTGATGCAAATAACAAGGACGTAATCGTCTTTCTGCTGTACTACTTCAACAACTGCCCTCTCGCAGAAAAGGTGTTTCCCGATAAACGCTACAAACTTGCCAAACCGCTCCTTATCCGTGGCGACAAGGGTGTCGGCAAGACTTTCCTCATGCAGCTCTTCTCGGAGTATCTGCGCCGGATTAAAAGTCCAAATTTCTTCTTTAACGTATCGGTTACGGAAATGGTCAACTATTATACCATCAACAACAACCTCAACCGATACACCTACAACGACCGCTCCAACGTCAAGGAAGATAACACATTTGACGGCTGTCGCCCCTCTAATGTATGCCTCAACGATGTGGGGTTGCAGACCCAGTCATTCTTCGGGCAGGACGGCAAGAAACTGGTAACAGAATTTCTCCATGCACGATATGAGATTTGGACGCAGTGGAATTGTCGCGGACACCTCACTACCAATCTCACGGTGCAGGCTCTCGCTAAAGAATTTGCAGATGCCTATGGGCGAACCGTGGACCGGCTCAAATCATATAACATCATAGAACTGACCGGCTCAAGCCGGAGATAAAACACTGCCTATATGGATAAAATGACACCCGAATATACAGCCGTCCATGAAAAGGTCAAAGCCATAGTGAAGGAATCCGGGCTATCTGAAATGCAAAAGTATGCTCTCTTCACTGCCTGCCTCACCGAAACGGCACATTTGTACAATAAAACCAACTTTTCGCTTATAAAAACCAAACTCGCACTTGTCTGCAAGACTATGCTGGATGCGGTGGAAAAAGCGGAACAAATCTTTGGAAAAGCATGAAGCCGACCGAAGAAGTAATCACGACCCACGCGCAGGAAGCGAACCACAATGCCGAACGTGCATACTGGTGGATGAAAGGTATAGACCGCGAAGAGGCTCAACGCCTCGGCCTGAATGACAAAGTGCAGACAGTTCTCAACCTCCTGCAAAAAGTGGACAACATCACAATGGACATAGTTATAACAATCAAACAAAACTCAAAATGACAATCGTATCAACACTATCAATCTGCCTCGCGGTCGTTTGTGCGTTCCTGCTCGGTTGCTCGGTAGTCATCAGCACTCAGCGCGACAAGCACAACAAGGCTCTCAAAGCCGAGGTAAAGAAACTCAACCACCGTCTTGACTACATCGCAGACTCTGCCAAATGTGACCGAAACTACAAGGTGGAGGAAGATGAAGAGGCAAAGGTTTATAATGTAGTCATGTCAGTGACTATTCATCAGTGGAAAGGCTGTTGCTATGCAATTGATGCCATTCATCCCTGCCTTATCAAGGCTTTCCCTTTCTACGATGACAAGGAGTTTGCCAAAAACGAAGCCGAGGAACTACTCGATAAACTCAACGAGAAATAATCATGGCAAGACCGATTAAATTCAGAGGCATAAGCCGCGACACAGGGAAATGGCTCATTGGCGCATTAATTCCAAACGGGAAAAAAGAAGCGTATATCGCTCCATTCGGGAGATGTCTTCAACTTGAAGAGGTTAATCCCGACACCGTAGGTCAATTCACTGGAATGCTCGACCAGAACGGAAAAGAAATCTATGAGGGCGACATCGTGAGATATTACGATGAAATTGAAGATGAATTGGTAAGTAGTCATGTAATATACCACCAAGCGTCCTGCTCTTTCTGTGCGGCTCCTACCGAGTTATGCGGTGACTATACAGGTATCAATGCCTATTGGCGGTTTGAAGTGATTGGAAATATTTACGATAACAAGAACTAATAACGAACAAGCAATGAAAGTCCTTGATTTGGTCGTAAAGCATAAGTGGTACGACATGGAGGAGTCCGGCGAAAAGCCGGAAGAATACCGCGTACTCTCTGACCACTGGGTAAAACGATTCCTACGTATTGACACTGGACGAGAGGGAGCATTGAGGTATCTTGCATCGCTTCCAACTAACCAAGTGTGGCAGGAATACACTCATGTCCGCTTACATAGAGGCTATACATCAACTACAATGCTCTTTGAAATTAAGAGTATGCACATAGGTATCGGTAATCCCGATTGGGGCGCACCCAAAGAAGATGTATTCATCATCAAATTAGGAGAACGAATATGAGATTAAGAACAGCACTAAAAATCTTTAAGGCAGTTGGAGAGTATTCCGGCTGGGAACGCTTCGATATGCCTTACACTGGCAAGCAGATATATGCAGCTGCCAAACGTCTGCTTCCTGTGCCGTGGCGCAAGCGATATAAAGGGTGGCATCGTGTAACCAAAGAGCAAGGCATCGCCGAAGTTATGGCAATTCTGAAAGGAGGGAGAAAATGAAAACAATCCATATTGAGGTTGATTGCCACGTCACTGATCGTACTGCACAAGAACTGATGGACGCTCCAGATATATGTCTTGAAGATAATATTGCGGATGCCCTTGATATAACAGACGAATGCGAATATGTACACATTATTAAAATCACAAAATTAGAAGGAGGCGACAATGATAAGTAAAGAAGATGCACGCCTACTGTACAATCTACACTCACAGATAGAAACAACTCAAACCATAATATCAGACTTGGAAGAGTTTGTGAAACAGCAGGGCGAAAAAGTCCCCGACATCATAGACAAAGATTATAACACCTATGGCAGTATCTCAATTGATATTCCCTACTTTGAGAGTGGCAAGTTCTCTAAACGAGGTGCAAGAGTTTACAACATCAGTTACAACGCAGCTCTGCGCGTGCTGAAGAATCACATTCGTAACCTTAAAAAGCAAGTCAAGGCATTAAGCGATAGACTCGAGAAAGGAGAAACAAAATGATGAAATTAATTCAAACTCGTCCTGCAGGTGGGGACTGCATAGCCCCCTATGATGTAGAACTTGACCACCAGTACACCTTTGGTGAACTGGTCGATGAAATTCTCACTAAAAAAGAATGGGGATTCATTGATTTCCTCGGTATAAGAATAGAATACCATAGAGATAAATGCTCTCAGTATCGCGAAAGTTTAAGAGATGAGCCAATTTATGTAGTCAAGGCTTCGGGTGGTTGGTCTCGTATGGATTATTACGTTAGATAAATCGCAATGAACGCCCGGCAATTCTTCGATCGAGTTGTGCAGCTCCGCAAGTTCCAAAAGGAATACTTCGCCACGCGCAGTAAAGATGCACTTCACCAGTCAATCGCACTGGAGAAAGAGATAGACGCAGAGATTGAGCGCGTGCAGGCTCTCGTCAATAACAAACCAGTTGAACCACCAACTCTATTCCCATGACAATCGCAAAACAACTCGCCCTCGTCCTCGTCAAGGAGATAATCGCCAACAAGAGGAACAGCCACATCGCGCCGGACTACGCTTTGCGCAACGAGGTCAACTTATTGGTCGGTCAGGCACTCGACTCACTTGTGGCTGACGGCTCACTCGTCCAGCGTGAAGCATCGGTTAATCGTTACATCGCTTATGAGATTCCCGAAACGCCGTGCCAACCTGCTCTATAAACTTCGCCGTAAAGGGATTGAGGCTGACACCAAACAACGTGTCATCTTCATTCCCTACGGCGAAGAGCCTCGACAATACGTGCAGGCCGTCCGGCTCTGCCGTGAGTTTTATTTCAGCATTCAATTCATTATCACATGAAGAAAGACAATAATCGAATATCGCTAACTATAAAAGAGGCAGACGAGATAAGAGAATATCTCGAAACTCTTTATGCGATGGAAGGAACGCTTGACGAAGATTTCAATTCCGAATGTCGCCGGGCAGGATTCTATGCCCGAAAGATGTGTGAGTTAATTCATGGGCATCGCCACCCGACATGGGATGCAGCAGGACCGATCGAACCCAAATATAATCATTTAGTATGAACATAGGTATAGTTGACGTTGATGGGCATAACTTCCCCAACTTCGCACTCATGAAAATATCAGCGTGGCACAAGTCGCAAGGCGACAATGTGGAGATTGCGTTGCCCATGTTCGGCAACTATGACTGCGTATATCAGTCCAAGATATTCACGTTCACTACCGATGAACAGACCGACTGGCAATGTGAAGTTGTCAAAGGCGGTACTGGCTGTGATATTCACAGCCTATTGCCCGAAGAGATTGAGAAATCTACGGCAATGGACTATTCAATCTATCCCCAGTATCCTTTATCGATCCAATTCTTTTCTCGCGGTTGCATAAGGCATTGTCCGTTCTGCCTCGTCCATGACAAAGAGGGCATGATTCGACCGGTCGAGCCGGTCCAACTCAACCCCAAGGGCGAGTGGATTGAGGTGCTTGACAACAATTTCTTTGCCAATCCCGAATGGAAGAGCGCGATTGACTACCTCATCAAAGCCGGGCAGAAAGTAAATCTCCATGGAGTGGACATAAGGATTATGAACGAAGAGCAGGCGTACTGGCTCAACAAGTTGCGTCTGCGCCGGAATATTCATATTGCTTGGGACTTGCCTGCGCTCGACATTACCGAAAAACTGCGTGAGGTTACTCGCTACATCAAGCCATACAAAATCATGTGCTATGTGCTGGTCGGCTTTAACTCCACCATTGAGCAGGATATGTTCCGTATAGAAACACTCCGTTCCTTTGGTATCAAGCCCTACGTCATGCCGTACCGCGACTTTGAAAACAAGCGCATTCCATCGCAGTATGAAAAAGACCTCGCCCAGTATGTCAACAAACCGATGATATTCAAATCATGCACCTTTGCCGAGTTCTCTCCGCGCAAAGGTTTCAAATGCCAAACCTATCTAAAATGAAAATCCGTGTCTTTGAAGCCTTTGCAGGCTACGGCTCTCAATCAATCGCCCTTGAGCTGCTTACCCAAGCGTTCCCCGATTTCAAGTTTGACACTGTCGGAATTTCGGAGATTGACAAGAACGCTATCAAGGCATATCGTACACTTCATGGGAAAGTCATTCCCAACCACGGCGACATAACCAAGATTGACTGGACGCAGACAGCCGATTTTGACCTGCTTACATATTCGTTCCCTTGCCAAGACATTTCTTCGGCAGGCAAACAACGTGGTTTCACCGAGGGTAGCGGTACGCGCTCTTCCTGCTTGTGGGCCTGCGCAGATGCTATTGAAACGAAGCATCCACGATTCCTGCTTATGGAGAATGTCAAGGCACTCGCCACGCAAAAGAAATTCAGCGAGGACTTCCGCAGGTGGCGCGAATGGCTAATCAAGCAGGGCTACACCAATTACTATGCCGTCCTCAACTCAAAGGACTACGGCGTGCCGCAGAACCGTGAGCGCGTGTTCATGGTGTCGTTCCTCGGTGAGCATACTCCGTTCTTTTTCCCGGCTCCATTTGAACTGACGCGCCGACTGAAGCACGTTCTTGAAGATGAGGTTGACGAGAAATACTGGTTACAGCAGGAGCAGATTCGAGCCTTGATTAAACACAACGAGCGCAAGCAGTCCGAGGGTTGCGGATTCAAGACGAACTTTCAGACTGGCGAGGGCATAAGCGGTGCTATCAAGACCAAAGAAGGGAGCCGCGAATATGATACCTACATCAAAGTGCCGACCTACGGCAACAGCCGCCTCAACGCCATGATTGCCGATGGCAAGATTGACCCGGAGCAGACGTTGTGGATTGACTGCTACAACCAACGTGTTGACCCCGACATCGCAGGCACGATACTGGCTCGAGTAAATGCTACTGGGCATTACCTCGTATCAGACCCTCGCGGCTGCGCCATGCGCGGCCGCCCCCCCCCGCCCCGGGGGCGATCTCAGCCAGGCGCACTCCCGTCCGGCGTGG